CATCTATTATTCCACCCTCATCCATGAATGCCATCTTCATTTGATCGTCCATTACTGCACCGCCCTTGTTAAATGTTCTAATACTTTGATAGACTGGATGATCTTTACCACGAACAGAAATGTTTCCAATCTGAGGACCAATCTCAATCTCACCAACTACAGTAGGTCTAAGTCTTGGCTCAGTTGGTTTGTTAGGATATTTTTTAAGATTAACACCTTTAGAAAAATCTGTTTCTATTGTGTAAAAATGTTTACCCCTGTTTTCTACAGAAATGAGAGTTGCAATGTCTTCCATTCCTTCAGGTGCTTTAGTCCACTTCCAACCTGCTTTCTTTTTAAACAAGTTAGTTTTTATTTGTGTCTTTCCTTTACCTACAGATCCTACTTCTTCCACGTTGTCATTAGATACTTTAAAAGATGGTTTACCCTCTGGTGAAATACTAAGTTTAGCACTTGATACATTTCTACCCGATAAAACTTCTCCTGTGGCAGGGTTTAAAAAATCACCACCTTTAGGTCTTGATTCTTCTGGAAACATTCTTTCTGGTTTAGGAAAAACAGAAATCATTTCTTTATCTGTTTTTTTCTTAATAGCTCCTGCACCAAATGTTGACATTGCTGTAGGATCTATCTCGTACTGTTTTACTTTGTCAGCTAGAGCCTTGATACCTTTGGCTCCGTATTTACCTGCAACACCACCCATAAGAAGTAGACCACCTTCTATGGCAGCACTCTGACCTGCTTCTGTAAACTGGCTCTTTATATAATCGTAGTCACGTTCTTGTTCAGGCTTCATGTACTCCTGTGCAACATTTACTATGTTTACACCTGAGTCGTAGAATGGAACTAAAGAAGACGCAGCCTTAGATATATCCTCTTCTAAGTTTCCTGCTTCTCCTACAAACTTGTCAGCCTCCTGCTGTGCTCCTTCAGCAGTGTAACCAAACATCTCCATTTGATCTTCTAACATTACACCGCCTGTATTCATACCTTTTTTAGTTATGTACTTTTTAACATCATCTAAAATTATTTTTTGTTCAGAGCTATACAAATTATTTTTTGTTTCTTCATCAAACTGATTAAAAACATAACCTCTAAATAGTTCAGGGTATCCTGTTTTTTCTGACCAAGAATCAAAATCTCTTTCTTCACCCAGATTATTTTTATGATACTCATACCTTCTTTTCATTGTTTCTGAAGGTATAGATTCTTTAAATTTTTTGTATTTATTAGAAAGGTATTTGTCTTTGTTAACTAAATGATGAGATATAACATCTCCTGCAATATCTTCTGGTCTTACATCTTTAAATATTTGTAATCCATATTCGTTTATATCTATATCTTTTGGTCTTGGGTTTGTTGGAGAACCTGGCTCTCCTGGTGCAAAGTGCTCTAAAAAATAAGGGCTATTTTCGTCAGGTGTATTTACTATTTTATATTTGTAGTTATTTAAAATAGGATACATTTCTTTTGCAACTGCATAAGAGTCAACCATTTACTTCATCTCTCAAAAGTTTTAATCTACGAAATGCTCTTGCTTCACCTTGTAGTCTGTATAAGTCTTCAGACTTCATTGTTTGTTCTAGTTGTGAGTGAACAAATTTTAGTTTTTGATCTATAAGTTCGTTAAACGAATCCCATATCTTCTTATCATTTACGAGAAGTTTAATGCTCATTGCTATCCTTTAGCCTGTGTTACCAGTGAACCCTTGCTCTCCTGGTAGTGGGGCTGTTCCTGTACCTACTTGACCACCACCTGATCCTTGAGTGTCCTGTACTTGAGCACCTGCAGGAGGTTGTTGTTCTCCCTGTTGAGGAGCACCCTGTTGCTGTTGTGGAGCGTTAGGATCTACTTGGGGTGGTGGATTATCTGCTTGGAATTTCTTGAGGATCTCAGCTTGTATAGCTGCGTCACCCATAGAGTTTGTAAGTTTGTCAGGATCAAGATCCATAGACTTAGCAATCTCTCTGATAATATAATCCATTTTTGCGAAAGGTGCAAGCACTGGATTCTGTACAACACCAAGAAATTGCATAAGTCTTTGACTACGAACTTCGTTAGCCATCAAGCTTTCAGTTCCTTCAGCCTTTACAGACAAGTCACCCTTTATGTTATCATCATAATCAAACTGCATATTAAAATGAAAGAAAGCCCTACCTATAGGGCCAAGAAGATAATCATCTATGTTCTTTACTACATTCCGTATGCTACCGTTGGCAGCAGACATGAGCATGGAAATACCAGAAGCAGTACGGCCCACACCCTGTATGCCTGTCTGACCATGAGCGAAAGATGGAAAGCCAGTTGATTCATCTGCTAGTACCCTTGCTTTATCGAACATCTGCATGTTCTCGTTACTTACGTTGGGGAACTTGGTTCCAAAGATAGCTTGACCAGGAGCCCCTCCCTGTCTCCGAAACACTTTGCCTGGATACACAGAGAGGTCTTGCCCTGGGACGAGATTAGTCTCGTCTACCTCTATGAGTAGATTACCAGACAGTGCTGCGTTATCTACTGACATCCTCATAAATCCGTTCATAAGATTTTGTGTATCATCCATGTTCTCTGCAATACCTACTCCAAAGAATGAGTAAGGGTTTACCTCAAAAGGAACTGCGTAGTATGGTAAAATAGAAGGAGTAAATGGGTTCATTACAAGACGTAACACTTGTCCGTTACAAACCCATATGTTTACGGAAACCTGATCCTGGTCTTTTAATTCTTTAGGGATCTCTATTTCGTATTCTTTTAAAAGCTCTGTGTCAACATATCCCCAGAACTCTAGTACTGAGTATCTCTCAGCCTTTGTTTCTTGATCAGCTTCTTCCATGACTTGTTCCCACCACTCTTTTGAGTAGGACTCTCCCATGCCGATAGCTGTATCAATAGCGTTTGATCTGAAGAAAGGTCTTTTCTTGAGGTTACGCATTTGAGATCTAGACATCTTGTGTCTCTCAACAACGTACTCTGCTTCATCCATGTTGTTAGCGTCAGGGTCAGGGTAGAAGTTCCAGATACTAACACTTGATGTTTGTGGTACAGTCTTAACTGTAGGAGTGTACTCACCATCTTCTGACCAAGAAGGGTACTCTTTGTCATACGCAAATGGACCCTTCATAATACCTGTACCAAACAAGGCTGTCTCAAATGCTGCTATGCGTAACTGTTTCCTAGCATTAGACTCTTCTAGTTGGTCATGTATTTTCTTTTCCATCTTTTTAGCTGCAACCATAGCAGGATGGAATGTAACTTTACTTGGAGTAGTTCCTGGACCTTCTTCTACAAGGTTCTTTACAGGTTCTAGTTTATTACGGATTGCTCCAAGTCTTTCTCGTAAATCAATAATTGTTTCACCAGGTTGTAGTCTTGTATCATCATCTGGTAAAGCACCATCAGACTCTTGAGCCTTACGCATGTTGCTGTCAGTCTCAAAGTTTACAGTGTCTGTTATACCCTCTGGTAAAACAGTAGGGTTGATAGAGATAGGAAATTTGTTAGAACCAAAGAGTACATCTACAATTTGACC